TTAAAGGCTTCTACCCCCCTCCTCCCACCCGCTTCTCAAAGGACCTCCAGGCCCTAGCTGAAAGAACCCTAACCCAAATATTTGAGAACATAGTCCGCCTAAACAATGGTATATGGTTCATAGATTCAAACAGCGGCATCGACACTAACGCCTTCCTTGGTCTACCTGCTGAAGTAGTGGAATATAACGCTCAACAGGGGAAACTCCCCGAGTTTGTCACTCCCAACGCTATTCAAGAGTCAGTTATGAAACTCATCCAGTGGATGCTCTCTACTCAGAAGGAACTCCAGGGATTCAACCCTAGTAGAGAAGGTCAACCTGGAGCAGGTAACCTATCCGCTGAACTCTACGAAGCCTCCATCTTCCAGTCCAAGGCCCTAACCCGCTGCAGGGCTAGACTCCTAGCCCATTCCCTAACCGAACTAGCCAACCTTATCTATAATATGATGGCTACCCACTATCAAAAGGAACGAGCCTATGCCACTCTAGAAGGTGGCTTCTCCACCGTAACCTGGAAACCCTATTACGGTGGGGCCAATATGAATGTCAAACTTCACATTGATCCAATCTCCCTTCTCCCAATCAGCCAAGCGGCCATGCGCCAGATGGCCCCCATGCTAAAGGAAACAGGAAGTATAGATACTCAAACCCTCCTTGAAGCCCTTGGCGTACCCGACGCTAAGAACATAGCCGAACGTACCTCCAGAGAGATGGCACTAGCCGCCCTTAACAAGGCTAAGAGGAGATAGCTTGTCTCCTATCCCAGTATCGTTCGCTAAAAAAGACTGGTATAGCACTCCCTTCATCGCCTACCGCCTGAAACGGCCTCTCCGCACTATTCAATACTGGTGCAAGAGCGGCTTTCTAGAGAAGAGAGGCTGTCAAGTCATCCAAATCAACTATAAAGGGTGGTATAGAGGCTACTGGGTCCACATTCCCAGGGAGGATATGAGTCACGACGCAATCCTCAATAAGGTTCCTCTTGACATACCCCCCTCTATTCCCCCACGATTCATCCTGTGAGGGTATGAAGGGTCTCTCTCCATCTGCTGAACTCCTCCGCTTCTATAAGAGAGGGGAGTGGTATGAAGTAGAAATGGCCCTGGACGGAGTAAAGGCTGATTTTGAGGTCCCAGTCCCCTACATCTGGGATATGTTCGATACTCCAGATGGGGAAAGGAAAGTAGCTGAGTACCTGGAACGCCAAGCCCAAACCATGATCGAACGCTATGGCGATTCCAGGAACCCCAGGCCTGACCCAGAGTTAGTCGGTAAGTCGGAGCAATGGCATGGCTAGGGCATTCGAAGGCAAGGAGACTCCCGCCGAAGAGAGACTGGAGGATAAGGCGATGGCTAAGCATCACAAAGAAGAGGGTGTGAGGGAGGCCAAGGAAGCTGGCAAGCATGGTATGCCCCTCGCTAAACATGGTGGCAAGCATGGGGGCCGTCATCACGGCGGCAGGCATCATTCACGGGGCGGTAAGAAGTAACAGTAAGGAGTAAGTCTCCTATCTCTAACCCTGAACTAGGGATAGGTGGCGAGAGTAGCAGCAAAGGAGAATGAAATGGGAAAGCCGACAGCTGAATCAAAGGTCAGTAAGGACACCGCAGAGAAGGGCTTTGACGTAGGGGATAAGCTCCTTGAAGTGCTGAGCCCCCTTACCTACCAGGGCCGGGGTGGTGGTAACCCTGACGCCCCTGAGAACGTTGGCCTGCTTGGAGCGGACGGGGACCGTGAGTATTTTGACCCACCCGATCCACTTGGCCTTCTCCCCGAGGACTCCAAGGGTAGAGGGAAGCGTGGGGGAGCGTACTAGAGACTAAAATGGCCGCTGGAGCCAATCCGTTAATGTCTGCGATAGCCCCCATGCTATTGCAACGTCTTGCTGCTGCCTCAGGTGGAGGGGGTGCAGGCCCTGCTCCTGGTGGACCTCCTATGGGCGGACCTCCCATGATGGGTGGCGGACCCCCAGGTGGACCAGGGACAGGACCAGCCTCCACCCCCTCTGATATGATGCAGTCAGCTGCCTTCGGAAGGGAACTATCTTCCCAACGTCAGGCAGACCCAGCCGCTCTAGCTAGGAACATCCATAATGTTAAGATGATGGTCTCCGAGATTATGAGTGCCACAATGGCCTCTAACCCCGGTGTTGCCGCTCATCTAGCCAAGATTATAGGTAGTCTAAATGCTGCTATTAAAGAGGCCAGCCAATCTGCCAGTACCCTGCAGGTAGCCTCACCTCCTATCAATAGCAGCGCAGCTATGGGTGCCCCAGGCGCAGGAGGCCCTAACCCGGCCCCAACTGGTGTTCCCGGTGTAGGTCAATTCTAAGGAGAAGCTATGCCCGGTTTGAAAGAAGTATTAGCTGATAAGACCCAGTATCCAGACAATTTAGTCTGGAATATGGGCAATGGAGCTACCGTAACATTAGGCCAGCTAAGAAGTGTCGATTCTGACCGTCAGAATGAGATCATCAAAGCTGACACTAAGCTAAAGTCTGATCAAGCTGCTTTCGAGTCCAAGGTATCTGAGTTCCGTAACCAGCAAACGAACCTAGCTGATCTCTATACCAAGATGCAATCTGCTGTGGAAGCCCTTAGAGCCGGTAGGGTCAATGACCCTGCAGTAAACGCCTTCTTCGGTCAGGCTGGTATCCCCGCTGCTGGGAATGACCCCTTCGCTGCCCTCAGCCGCCTGGAGCAGGATAACCTCCTCGGTCCCATTGTCCAGGTGATGAAGGCTGTCAATAAGCAGGCTGAGAAGGCCATAGCCGATACCGCTGCCCTTCAGGAAGTCAATAAGCGGATGGCGACCAACTACCTTAACGGTGTCCTGGAAGATAGATATGACCGTCTAGTCCCGCTAGAGAAGCAGGAGAAGTATCCTCTCGCCTCCCTTATCCAGGAAGCTGTTCGTTCCAACCTGATGGCCTCTGATTCTACCCCCAATATCAAGGAAGCGTTCAAACGGTTGAGTGCTGGGGAGACTGAAGCCGCCAAGCTAGCCGATGCAGTCAAGGCAGAGCATAAGAAGCTAGCCGACAGCTTTGGTATCAGTGTGGAACAATTAGAAGCCAGATTGAAGGGTGAGCCCGCTCCCTCTGGAGAGATTTTCGTCCCAACCCCAGCATCAGGGGGGTTTGGCTTGGATGTCCATAACCGCACCGGCAAGGCTCCTCAGGCCTTTAAGAGCCTGGATGATGCCTTTGCCGCTGCTAGTAAGGATAAGGACATCTGGAGTAACGTAGACAGTATTCTACAGTAAGCAGTAAGTTTATAGGAGGCCTACAATGGCTGGCGTAATTGGAATGGGGTTGCAGAATCCTCCATTGGTACTTGTTAACACCATGAACTCCATTTCTGCGAAGTATGTCATTCCAACCTTGGGGGATACTATCTTCATTCCTTCCCCCACTTGGTGGGCTATGACCAGGAATGGGAAGAAGTTCGGGATGGGCGAAATTGTCTACCCTGAAATCTTCCAGGAAGAACAGACTGGTGGTGCCTACTTCGGGGACCAGCTTCTGGATACCTCCGTGGTCGATAGCGTTACCCCTGCCAACCAAGTATGGCGCTTCTATCGCCAGTCGATGTCTATCCCCATCACGGACATCATCCTCAACAGAGGGGGGTACCTGAACCTTGTCAAGACGAAGTATGAGATTGCCTCTGCCTCCTTCCTGCAGAAGCTATCCCGCGCCTTGTGGGGCACTGCTCCTCAGAACACCACCTTAGACCTTGATTCTATCCCCACATGGCTCAATTCCCAGACCAATACAGTCGCTGGCATCAACCGTACCACAGCCGCTAACGCCTTCTGGCGTCCAGCCGCTGCAGTCGCCCTTGGCGGCACGATCAACGTCAGCCAGGTGGAAGCTGGCTACCAGTCAGTTGTGTATGGCTATGATGAGCCTGACGTTCTGACCATGAACAACGCCTGCTACGGCTCGTTCAAGTCCAATTACCTCCCCACCTCAGCTGCTAACGTTGGAGTCATCCGCTTCGGTAGGGACAGCCAGCAGGAACAGGTACCCCAGGGTTCCATCCGCAATCACTTCATGTTCAACAATGCCCTTGTCCTGCCTGACCGCTTCAACGTCGCCACGACCTGCACCCTTATCAATACGAAGTATATGTACCCGGTATTCCATGAAGCGGACTACTTCACGGTAGACCCCTTCATCAAGCCCTCCAACCAGAGAGTCATTGTCAGCACCATGTACCTCACTCTCCAGTTGGTTAACCGCTCTCCGCGTATGGGCGTCACCTTTACTGGAGCCCCCTTCTAAGACAAGGGGTAAGTGGAGCATCATCATGGCGAAGAAGGAAATCCCGGTGCGCGACGATCTGGATGAGGCTATGGGGCCTTGGGAAGCTGGAGACAGCCGTGTCCCCCAGAATGACCGCCACAGTAGGAACGCTGAGAAGCTTAACCGTACAGCTAGCCTGTTCCTCCCTAGATGGGGGCACCCAGTAGGGGATGGCCTAGCAGAGTTAAAGGATAAGGAAAGTGAATAGGAGGGTGGTTAGATGGCTATCGTAAATAAGCTTACTGTCTTAATGCCAGCGTTCGGGTCACCGACTGAGTACATTGCTTTACCTGCTCAGACCGTTGCCAACGCTACCACTACGACTATAGCCTTCACAGGCTTTACGAACTTTGTCCGTAGCGGTAGAATCCGGTTCAAGACTGTGCCTCCTGCAGGCACTGCTGGTATCACCGCAGTTGTAATCACTGGTACAGACGGGACCACAACTGTCACCCTGTACCAGGATGGCACTGCACGCACCGCCAGCACGAACCAGGACTTCCTCTACTCCTTTATCAGCGATCTTAACCTTACCACGATCAACCTCGCTATCACCGCTGGTGCCGGTACCAACTCCACGGTTGATGCCGAGTGTACTGGTAACCCATAATACCAGTACGGACTAGTCTAGCCAGAGGAGGGTATGGCTGTGGCGTATACTCAGACTACTCAAGATATAGCTGCTGCTTTAATGCTGCGGCTGAATGAGCTTGGCTATGCCTTGCCTCAGGGCCATATGCAGGCTATCATAGCCGACGTTCTCCAGGTGTGTGGCGTCACCGACAACGCTAACGTAGCGGCCCATACCGCCACCGACTCAGCTTTGTTAAAGCCTCCCGGCCATAAGAAATTCTGAGGTGACCAATGGCAGCAGTATCACTATCTTTTGATAAGCTAGAAACTCTTAGGGATACTATCCTAGATGAACTACAATCTCTAGGTTATGCTCCCAATATTTCAGACGTTAGCCGTATCACTAACCGCCTTGTGGATGAATCAGCCAAAGAGGCTGAGGCGGCTAGGTTAGCACCTAAAGCAGTAGAGGAGAGTCCGAAAGCCCCCACCGCCAAGGATACGGGCAAGGAGTCTCCTAAGAGGTAGGAGGCTCAGTTGCTAGTCGGTGATATTATCATATCAGCCAGAAGGCTGATGCCGGACCTTCCTAGGACTCTGCCTCCAGCAGCAGGCTTAGCTGTATCCCCCATAGCTGTGGGAGCCACTCTCCCTCCAGGTACCTATAACGTTGTCTTTGCCTGGGTCAATCAGTGGGGGGAGACCCCTGTCTCTGCTCCTGTATCCGTCACCCTAGCTGCAGGTCAAGGCTTCCAAGTCACCGCTCCGGCCATGAATATCAATCCCAACGCCAATGGGATTAAGGTCTACTTCGCCCTTCAAGGCCAGCCTTACGTTCAGATGTGGACTGGCACTACAGGCATGATCGTGTTCCAACCCGGCTACCCAGGAGTACCCTCAGTCAGAAACAGCAGCTTCTTCCCCGATGCAGACGGCCCTATGGTATCTTCCTGGACAGTCTATGACTGGTTGAATGAAGCCCTGACCAATGCTGCCTATATCTGCAAGGGTATCCCAGACACTAGTGGCATTCAAATGGTATCCGGCAATGGAATGTACCAGCTGCCTGGGATATGGGACAAATTCGAGAATAGTTGGTATGATGGCTACCCTGTAGCGTTTGACGCTAGAGGGGGAGCATTCTATAGGAACAGGTTAAGTGGAATTACCTTTATAGCTATCCTTCAGACTAGTGCTGACAAACAGGTATTCGAACTTCAGCCTCAGCCCTCACGGAGCGGCGGTTCTACTACCTCCTCTGCCCCTGTTCTAATCACCGACTCTACTATCACTCTAACTAACATAGCTCAATTCGGCCTAACCCTAGGTATGGCTCAACTAGGTATCCCTCCCAACCATGAGATTGTATCCTATAGCTCAATAAGTGGGAATCAGCTTACTGGAGTAGTTAGAGGATTAGGTGGGACCCAGCAAGTAGCTTGGACCACTGGGACCATAGTCAATGAGCTAAACTTTCGCTTCGGTGGCCTACGCCTTAACTCCCAAACTCAATACTATCCAGGTCAATCAGCAACCACCCTTCAAGTCCCCCCAGGGTGGAAGGCCCCTCTAGTCGATTACCTAGTAGGCCGGTTCAGAGAACTCGAAAAGAACACTCAAGCCTCTGGCGCTTCCATGTCAAAGTTTGAGAAGTTCCTAGGTAGCTACACACGCGGGACCAAACAAACTGCTGGCCCACGTCAGGTTGGTCCAGTCACCCCAGCTGGAGACGGTTATCCATCAGCCAGCTCAGGAGGTCGCATCATCGTTCCTTAGGAGATAAGTCTTGTCTAATCAGTATTTTACGAGCTTATATTGCAGGAAGGGCCTTCACCTGATGGTAGGTTACAATAGGCGCATCAGTATTGGTGGGCACGTTTCGTGTAGACAATGCTACAACGAAGCGGCTAAGAAGTGGAGGAACGATAACATTTTAAAGGTAAGAGTTAAGGATAGCAGGATCACTAAGAGCCGAGTAGAACGCTATTGGCAGATGATATTAGAAGTCTTTGGAAGAAGGTGCTCCTGTTGTGGTGAGGAACGAGAAGATTTTCTAACTCTTCACCATGTAAATAGTGACGGAGGAGAGCATAGGAAGAAGCGCCGCTCCGCTAAATGCTACTTTCTGGATGTGATTCGTGAAGGATTTCCTACGGATAAATATGCGATTCTTTGTATGAATTGTAACTATGCCCAACGGTGGGGCAGAACCTGTCCTCATGAACTAGAGAGGAGGGCTGCCGTAGCAGCAGACTGATGATCTCCCCATTCATGGTCTCCCTCAGAACCCTGGAACAGGAGTGGCCTGAGGATAGGAAGTCCTCCCATTCAGTAGTCGGATACGTTGAACCCGCTTCCATCTGTGACCAGGACAAGGGAGAGTTCTGCGGCAACTGCGCTAACTACATCCCCCCTGATAGGTGTAAGAGTGTAACAGCTGTAACTAGAATAGGCTACTGTGAACGGTACAAGGAATTTTAATGCCCACAGCCGTCTACCAACCTACTCTGCAGAAGAACTGGGTTAAGGGTGTCAACGCAGTAGCTGACCGCTATTCCCAACCCCCAGGTTCAGTTCCAAGGATAAGTAACCTAGTAATGACCAAAAGGGGCTCGTTCGTTACCTGCGACGGCTCTCAATCTGTCCATGCTTATAATGGAGTACCCACCCTAGGCCGGGGCAAGATAATGAGCGGCTTCCTGTTCGCTCCTACCGGAGTGCCCCGCTACTACCTAGCTCTAGCCAAGGCCAACGGTCCCTTGGACTTCCCCCTTGGTCCACCCAGGGGCCTAACTGTAGCCACCGCTGGAGGGGGTAGCCTTCCTGGTGGGACCTACTATTATAAAGTAACTGCTATAGATGGAATAGGTGGCGAAACTACCGCTTCCCTTGAAACCTCAGTAGTGACAGCTGGAGGGGGGAAGAACACTCTTACCTGGAGTCTTATCCCTAACGCTGCTGGATACAGAGTCTATAGAAGCAATGGCCCAGGGACTGAATCCCTACTTATCAATAGTGACCTCCCCGTCCCTCAGCCTGCCCCTGGGAACACAGCTGTCAGTTGGCTAGATTTAGGCACTGCTACCATAGCCAATCCTGTAGCCGTAACCAACGCAATCATAACCAACATCCAGCACGTAGGCGCAACTATAGTCTATACCGCTACCTGGAATGTAGCCTCTACTAGTAGTATAATAGTAGGTGAAGGCTTCCAATACATCCCAGGGAGCAATCCTAACTTCGTCGCTCCGGTCACCTGGAACGTAGTCTCAATCGTTAACAGTACCCAGATGATCTGTAACTTCGCTACTCCTGTAGCTGCCCCTCTGAACATTGGAGATACCACAAATGGAGGCACAATAACAGTAGGTACTGCCCCTCCACCTGCTGACACTACCCAACAGACTGTCCTCTATCGTATGCCTACAATTACAGGCCTGCAAGCTCCCTTACCAGTATCCTATAACAATAGTAATGTAGTAGCCCTCTATCCAGCTGACCCTCCTGTTCCTCCAGGCGCTCCCAATCCCGATAGTGGAGGTGGGGGTGGGACAGGTGGTGGGGGTACAGGAGGAGGTGGTGGAACTGGCGGTGGGGCCACTGGCGGTCCCACCGTAGTAGGAGGGTCTCCAGGAACCATTGGCTACATCCCTCAAATCTTCCAATTCGCCAACATGGCCATCCTGACCTTAGGCAATGGCTGGCCCTGTCAAGTCTACAAGGACCCAAACACTGGCATCAATAACGCCTCCCCTGCTACTATAGTCTCAGCCACCCCTAATGCCTTAGGAAATGGGCTAGTAACTATAGTAACCTCCACTCCTCACGGTATCTATTTTAATAGTCCTACTGTTAATGCCGCTGGAGCCCAAGTCTCCCTTACCGGCATCCCAGACCCAGCCTTCAATGGGACCTATGTCACTACTCAAATCCTGAGCCCTACATCCTATGTAATCTATAACCCTAACGCAGCTGGTCACGGTGTTCAAGTAGGTGGGCTCTCCACCATGACCACTTCCCCTATCTACAGCACCTTTGTAACCGCCTATCCAACCTGGGCTACAGGAGTTACCTACCTAGTAGGTGACATCATCCAACCCACCCCATCCAATGGCTTCTACTACACCTGTTCTCA